ACTGTAACAGTATCCAGAGTCGCACCCAGGTCCACATAGTTGCCCGCAGGCGAGTGGAGGACAGACACAGATCCATCAGTAGGAGCAGCGCTTGCAATCGGAGCCGACGTACCCAGCGGGATATCCACGCCGGGACCCTTTTGAGGCCACGGAAGCGCCGAAGAGAAGTAGTCATGGCGCTTACCGCGGCGTTGAAGTGTGTAGGTCGACGCGGGGTCATTGGTGTCGCCCTTCGGGACCGTCAGTGAATCCTGCATGTTCTGGTCGCGGAACCACTGGTTCCAAATGAGGTTGTAGGCCCGCAGCGGCAAGGAAGAGTGCTTAAATCCCGCGACGAGAGTTGGAAGTTCGAAGTGATCGAAGATGCTTCCAGAAGCATAGCCCCCTGCCGGAGAAAGCATCTGGGGCACAAGATAGTCAACACTGTCCCCCGGGTTGTCCTGCTCGCCATTGAACCTCTGCCAGTTGTCCCAGATCAGGCGATAGGGGACAAAAAAGAAAAACGAGTTCAGGAACAGATTGTCCATGAACGGATGAAGAGGCGTCGCCAACCGCGCGAACGCCGTCATGTTACAGGAGAAGGTGTCGCCAGGAAGCACCTCGTCGACAAACACGGGGACAAGGTACCCGCTATCGAACGTCGTCTTATGACCGCACGAGCGGTCGAACGAACTCCGCGGGATTTCAGCCTTGGGAACTTGGCTGAAAGAGTGAGCCATAACGGATGGAATTTTAGCCATTGACTTCCACCTTTACGAGTGTTTGCGCATCGCAAATATGCTGAAGCGGCGACAGGGGCTCCAAGGCTCCTGCGTCATCGCTCCACTTCCCGACACGGAAGAGAACGAAGTCTGTGGGATGACGACCGACAGTGGTAGCGTGGTCATGTACCAAGTCGTGTAGTGCCCGAAGGGCAAGTCCATCTGACGCCATGAAGAAGGGCGGCGAGTAGGTACAGGCCTTCCGGTCGTAGAGCGAGTAGGCATGAAGGATCATAATTTCCTCTTGAGGTTACGAATGCGCTCGTCGCGGACCGCAGCGCGGGCAACACGACGCTCGGTTGTTTGATGGGGTTTATTCCTCAACCCCAGTTTACGCGCCTGTCGCTTCAGGCGCTTTTGTTCCTCCTCTGAAAGTTGCTTGACGTAGTAGGACGGCGGAGCTTGACGAACGCCGTCCACGACTACAAACCCCGACGGGTAGTAGTCGGATTTGAATTTCTCGGTATAAGTGTGTCCTATACCCGGCTTACGCGACATCGTCGCGAACTCGGGATGGACAGAATGATATTGACCATCGATGGGCGAGAGCCGGAAGTAGCGCGAAGCGCCATAATCATCAGAGGTCTTGATTTTTTTAGTGACGTAGCGAGCTACGTAGTTACAGCTTTGCGGCGTGACATCTTGAACGGTTGTAAAACCATGTGTCCATGCATCGTCTAGAGACTGACATGAATAGATGATTTGATTTTGATGGTTGAGAGAGTGTTTAATTTTATCGTTAGGGTCGTAGTTGAAGACGATAGCATGGTAGTGAGGACGACCAGTTAGGTCTCCATATTCGCCGCAAGCGAAGAACCGGATCTTATGATCCAGAGATTTGCGTAGACGCTTGAAGAAGAGTTGAAGGTGACGGACATTTAACCCGTAGTCCTGAGGCACCTCCTGATCATTGTAAGTAAGGGTGATGAAGGAATTACGATCCCAGCATTTGCTCTCGTGCATCATGCGGATCGACCACTGGCGCGCTCTTTCGAGCTTGCACCCCATGCAATTATTGCAGGGGATTTCCATAGGTGATGTTGAGTTGATTGCCTTCAGAGGATTGAACGTGAGGAGGGGTTTCCCGTTCGGCCCCTTCTCCGAGGCCGAACGGTACGCCTTAAGTGGGAAATCGCAACCCACGATCAGAGCCGAATGCCGCCTCGCATGGGCGGCGGGCTCACGTTCTTGGGGTTGGTTCCTTTTGCAGTCCGGGTGAACAGCTTCCGGGACTTGTGGTTGCTCATCGCTTTACGTTTCACGGCATACCCTCCTTTGTAGAGTGCCACCAAAATGGTGTCACTCAGTGCATAGGACGACAAGTAATTTCTATGCACGGCCACATCGCGTGGCCAAAAAAGAGGCCGCCCGAAGGCGGCCTAAGAGGCTCGGCAGGAGGCCCTACGGGCCTGCTACGGCGCTTTCGCGCCTCCCGACGGGGGTGACCCCCCGTCACCCCCCGTGGCCTCTGTAGCGACGATCTGGACCGGCGTGGGCGCGATCGCGCGGACCTGCTCGGCCAGGCCGAGCGCCCGCATCTCGTCGAGGTTGGCAGGGTTGGTGACGAAGGCCAGGAATTCCGCCGGCTCGTTATCGAAACGAGCGCGAAGCTTGGAAGGAAGCGTCATGAACGCCTCGGTTGCCCGTTGAACAGCGTGAAGGGACTCCTGAAAGTCGACCGAATCGGGCAGGTCCTGATAGGCGCCCTGGGCGGCGCGGGCCGAGACGTGGCGAAGCATCCCGGTCTGCGAAAAGTGCTTGAGGATATTGTTGATGTCGCATTCGGCCTGGAACTCCTGCTTTGTGCGGGACGGAGGCCGATATACCTCGCCAGTGGCGAGGTTGACAACCTCGCCATTTTCGAGCAAGCGCGGATGAGGACGATAGAAGGATCGCAATACAGTCTTACCCATTTTGGGTCTCCTTAGCGAGGCGGCCACACAGGGCCTTGGATATCACCGAGCGAGCGAACAAGCCGCTCGCCCAGGCCGTAGCCGGGCATACCGGCATCGCGATATTGACGGGTCGTCTCGGCATCGAGACCGGCCCTTGAAAGAGAGGCAGCCGAAGCCGCGTTAGCAGCGCCGACCTGTGCCTTGGTGAGTTTCTGTTGCTCCTGAAGAAGCTTGTTGCGCTCCTTCTCGGTGTAGGTCTCCTGAATCGTCTTCTCGATTCGCTGACCTTCGTTCTGAGATTGATTTTCTGTGAGGCCCTTTTGAGCCTTCATGTTCTCGATGCCTTGACCACTATGCATCGTGTCGTAAGCCGACGTCACCATGCGGCCGAGAGCTCGGCCGAGTTCCTCGTTCGTGTTGCCCATCGCAAAGCGCGCTTGAGGCGCTTGGATAGGAGTTACACCACCAGAGGTCGATTGAGCCGAGGCGCCAAGCGCCTGGGCATTTTGCACGGTGCCCATAGCACCGGAAGGAGTTGAAGCACCACCTTGCTGATACGCGAGGATGGGATTGAGACCAGCCGCTTTCATATCGGCCATAGCCCGCTGGTACGCCGTCGAGGACATTCGCTCTTGGAAGTCCATTTGCTTTTGAGCGAAGTTTTCGCTCTCAGCTGTCTGCTCTCGCGCGAAGGCCTGGCCGGCCGACGTTTGCTCTCGCGCGAAGTCGAAATTCTGTTGATTTACTTTGTCCTGAAACGCCCAATTGGCGACGTTGACGTTATTTTGAAACGTCTGGTTGCTGTTATTTATGTCCCTTTGCAGGTCCATATTGGCGTAGTTGAGCGCAGCGTTCTGCGCATTTGCGTTGGCGCCTCCCAGGGCGGACATAAAACCGCCGCCGAGGTTGGCGAGGCCGCTGACAGCAGCGGCCCCAATGATCGGATCCACTAGAAGTGATCGATGAGGCCGGGCACGCCATAAACAGGCATCGGCCGGGCACAACGCAATTTAAAGTAGCTGTCGAAGATGAACTGAGGACCATCTTCGACGGCCAACACCCTCGCCACAGGCGGACGATCTTCAATGAACGCTTCATTGAGAGCAGGCAGCGTTCCGAAGTCCTGAGCAAGATGCCAAGTGTCCAAAGACTGCGGGAAGTTCGACCGGAACTCTCCCGTAATAGTTGACGGCTTGTAGCGATACTCGGCGAACCTTTCCTGATAGCCGAACACGAGATCATCGTTCGCGGAGCCATCGCAATAGATCTCCTTGTTCAGCACCGCTTGTTCGCCAATATGGCTCAACGCGGGCCAATAGAAATCGAACTTCGAGCGACGGGACCACATACGGTTGAGGCCCTGTTGATAGTTCAAGTCAGCCCGCACCGACACCAAGCCGATGATGACGCCGTGTTCGGTGAAGGACTTCGTAAATCCATGCCCGCCCGCAGACACAGTGCCATAGGCAGCAAGGTTTCCCTGCGGCGTCGGTTGAGCGTCGGTAGAGGAAGTTTGAGGCACCGAGTACAGATTAACAGGCGTCTGACCGCCTCCAAGGTACTCAGGACGTTGCAATCGCGCATCGGGGGAGACCACGTTGAAATGGGCTCTGATGATTTCCGTATAGCGTGTGCCACCCCTGGCATCCCTCTCGTAGAGCTTTTGCACCTGAAAGGCTTGACGAAGCGCGTTGATCGTCGCGCCAGTCGATTGAGTGAGATCGGCAAACAGCCGATTGGCCTCAACGCCAGCAATGCCCGTCACTGTAACAGTATCCAGAGTCGCACCCAGGTCCACATAGTTGCCCGCAGGCGAGTGGAGGACAGACACAGATCCATCAGTAGGAGCAGCGCTTGCAATCGGAGCCGACGTACCCAGCGGGA